GCATTGGGCCTAGGCATTCTACTAATTCACCTGCCATAAACCACCAGCCACCCTCTTCTGGGCCACCATAGCATTGGTAGGTCTCATATACATTTACATACTGCTTAGTTAGATCACGCTTGAACATTTTGGTACTCTCCTTAAATTATGCATCTATTATACTGTATCCAGCAAAATATGTCAAGAGATTTCTACTCATAAGGCCAACACAATCGAATTCCGGGGGGCCGGACGCGGGGTTGTCATGTCAAATATTATTTTCGTTAATTTACCACAATTTTCGTACATTTGCAACCCCGTTGCGGGGTCTCCCATAATTATCTTTAATTTGCCAGACACGCCAAATAATGCTTGACCCCGCGCACGCTTTCATGTATAATATACCACATAGGATTCCGACTCGCGTCGGCGCAGGGAGAGACTTGCTCGGGGTTAAACTAATTTGCCCAATGGTGTAAATAGTACTTGACATCGTTGTTCTACTACTGTATAATCGGCGCCGGAGGAGACTTGGCTTTTGGTTTATTTGCCCCTTTCCCGTAAAAAGTACTTGACACCGTTGCTCTACTACTGTATAATCGGCGCGACCGCGCCAAAAGACCTGTCAAATTGTGGATTACTTGCCCCACACCCGCAAAAAAGACTTGACAATAGGCAGAAATAGGCGTAAAATGGCGCGGGGTACACCATAGCTTCGGAACTTCACTCTCGCACTGGCGCCCCCGCGCCAAAAAATTCAATAGATCAGGAATTTTTTGGCAGCGGGAGTGTTTCACGTGAAACCTAACGACCCTGGTGAGGGGCGCCCCCCTCAGTTTAGATATCCCAGACGTCCCCGAATAATTCTTTTAGTCTGGGCTCGTACCAAAAACGGCCACCTACTTCCACGTGGGCATCACTTTCCATAATAAAATCGCGCAGCGTCCTGAGTTTAACCTCCAGAACAATAACAGTTTCTACAGAAGTTTCTTGATATTCTTCTTCTACCATTCTGGTTTTAGTTTCTGTAAATTCCCTATCTATCTCTCTAATCATTTCCATTTTTTGTGCCCCTTAAATAAATTGTTGTATAAAGTAAAAAATTGCAGTGCCCCATATGAGCAAATCGGTTATAACAGAATAGCCTAGATACATCGCAGCTAAAATTCTCATAAGCGCCCCTTAATGAACCTGTTTGTAGTTGATCCATTGACGGGTTTCAACCCAAGTATCTACCCAACCATTTTCTAGTTGTTCTTCCATCCAGTAGTGCGCCACACCATATAGTTGGTGAGCATCATCACCAAAAAGAGTTTCGCATTCCTGCATTAACGCCTCGCAGGCGTCTCCTATTGTAACTTCGATTTGATCATTTGACATTTTAAGCCCCTTAGTTGATCGGTTAGTAAAGTTCGATGATAATGAAAAGTTGTATGATAATCATTAACAGCGGGCAAACAGTGCGGATAATTTCCATTTGCATTTTGAGGCGGATTAGTTCCGCCTCGTTTTTTGGTATTAGAGTCATGCTACCTTGCTCCCGTGTACGTTAGCATCTTCGCCCGCATTTTTATTGACAAGCCGCCAAGGTGCGCCGTTGATCTTGCCGTAGGGCACACGCTTTTTTAGTTTAAAGCATTCTGCCATAATAAACGTCTCGATTCTAGCATCAGATAGTGCAGTGTGATCTTCAATAAAAGAATAATCACCAGAACAGTAGCGATGCGCGAATTCTGCGCCAGTCTTGATATTTCCGGCAGGTGATACCCACCCCATCTCCCGCGCTATGTTAGCGTAAGCCCGTTGGCTCAGTTTGGTTTCACAAGCGAATTGCCAAATATCCAAAATTTCGATTGCAGATTCTAAAACCTTGCCCTCATAGCCTAACGAATTATGAGTTTGAGCCATAACGCGAAAATCGAAACCGGCATTATAAGCCGCGATAACGCCTACACCATAATCAGCGATATCCTGATTCATTTGCTCGATGATCTCAATCCAAGGTTTTAGAGTGATCTCACCATCCTGAAGCATACGAGCGTAGTGGGTAAAATGTTTACCGGCATAGAATGCGCCCATCATTTTTTTGGGGTCGGTAAAATTTTCCTCGACAAGCCAGTTTCGCTCAAGCTCGATGTTGCCTTGCTTGTCATGCACCGTGTAGCCTACATCGTAAACGTGGCCTTCTAATCCTACGGTTTCAGTGTCGAGAGTCAAGAATTTCTTTTTCTGGAACATATCTTATGCCTTTAGTTTTTGATTAAGTTGTATAGCGTTTCGGGTAATTATACCGAGTTCGTCGGCCATGTCAAGCACATTTTGATTATCATCGAAAAAAATTGTGTGCCTAGTCCAACGTGCTGCGGGTATATGCTTAAAGTGCCAGAATAATAGCGCCTTTTTTAGTTGTGCGTCTGGCGTATCGTCCCCGTCAGCGCGTGACAGTAGCGCATTATATCGCAGGTTATTAGCCTTTAAAAAAGCGATATCATCCGGTGACATAACGCGAGCTGTGCATATAATCACAGTGTGACCTTTAGAGAATACCGAGCGCATTACGTTAGCGAGTGGTAACAGTTTGTCACGGTTGATCATTTCAGCAGTGCAGTTATCACGCCATGCATCGAGATCCAGTGACCCGTCAGGTCGCGTTAGTTGCCTGTGGCTTGAGTCAATGACCGTGTGATCGAGATCAAATATAAAATTCATTTTGAAGACCTAATTAGTGATAATGTGAAGCCTATTATACTGGAAAGATTCAACACGATCAAGTTATATGTGTCTGATGAATATGCCTGTATAGTTAGCAGTGATAAGCCAACGATAGCCATTTTCAAGCCTAATGGTCGCGCCATGTTGAAAGAGGCGGCGACCATAACAGCCGCCCCAATCCACCCGATTACCTCGATCACGCGAAGGACTCCAGAATAGAAGACAATTCAGCTTTCGTTAGATCACCCTCTCGATCTGGTAAGCCTAGTTGATCCCGTATGCTAAACAGGATGTCTGCCTTAGTTGGCCCCATAACTTTTTTAGAGGCGGCTCGCTTAGGCTTGCTTACATATTCAAGCCCTAGACTACGCGCCTTGCTTATAACCGATTGGTGGTTAATACCTTCCCAACCCGCCGCCAATTCCTTAGCTTTCTCAAGGTTAAGAGGCTGCGCCGCAGTCATTACCGCGACCATTTCATCTGTATAATTTGACATATTGTCCGTTCCTTTTAGTGTAATGCTTGATTGCATGGGGTGGATTATACCACAGTTTCTAATTTTGTCCAATACCGATTTGGAATAAGCTAATAGCATTTGGTTATAAGCGCCCTAGTTCATCGTGCGTCAATCCGAGCACGATTGTTAGCAAAAAGCAAATAATCGTGCCAAATAAATCACCAATAAATGCAAAGCCTAGGCCGCCTATAATTGAAGCAATTAATAAAAAACCTATTCCTAACGATAAAAAAATTCGCATGATGCTATTCTCCTGAATCTACATAGTGTGCAGAGATGTAAATCGTCTCACCCTCGCGAGTGTCGATCATTACCTTATCCGTCCTAGCAGAGTGATATCGAACGACACCCTCGCCAGACATATATCTATCAGAAAATAAAACCATCTCACCTTGAACAAACATAGTTAACCCCTTGTTGGTATGGGTAGGATTTTACCACAATATGCAATTCTGTCCAATACCGATTTCGCATAAGGATCTAGGTTCTTATAACTTTTCGGCATAGCCTGGCACCGCCTGGGTCGCCCCTTTTTTTACCTGTCAGGCACCGCCTGGGTCGCCCCTTTTTTTACCTGTCAGGCACCGCCTGGGTCGCCCCTTTATTTTTTTGTTAGCATGAATGCGAATGCGAATCATTCGCATTAGGGGGCGGTAATGAGACTCATTCTCATCGCGGCCGCCCGCGCTCCCCCACACGTACTACTTTATGTATTTTCAAAATATGTTAAAGGTGCTTTAAGACTTGCTGAAACCATTTTCCTTATACCCCAACTCAAAAAAAATTCTTGACAATTTCCTTAAAATATCATATACTATGTCCGAAATCAAAGAAGATTTCAAGAACTTGGACACACAGGAGGTCCGTTATTCGTATGATGAAAAAAATAATGTCTCATTTGGACATATGGTTCCCATTTGTAATGATCGCGCTATTAGCAATTCCTTTAGCCCCAATACTTATGTAACTTTGTCCTATACTCGCAATTAAGAAGCCGGTAGCTCACGCTCACTGGCTTTTTTCGTATACGTACTCAAAAAAAGTTCTTGACATTATAACCTTCCCCAAGTATAATAGCGAATATGGGTAAAGAAATAACCACAATCTCTCCGGAAGGACTCGAAGTAGCAAATTCTTATTTGCAGTTCGGGAATATTCACGGAGTCGTCGAGCAACTAGGCGTTCGAGAAAACAAAGTAGTCGAAATCCTAAATAAACGAGAGGTCAAGAAATACATTGATACTGTTTATTTAGACATGGGTTACCGCAATAAGAATAATATTGCTAATGTACTGGACGAAATGATTGAAAACAAACTAGAAGAAGCAAAAGAAACTGGTGTTTATTCTAGTAAAGATCTTGCCGACTTATTGCAAATGGCCCATAAAATGAGAATGGACGAAATAAAAGCTCAGACAGAACTTGAGAAAGCTCAAGGTACGAATGTAAAAAATCAAACAAATGTACAAATTAATGAGGGGTTACCCTTCGGCCAGGGTAACTACGGTAAGCTCATGGAAAAGTTGATAAAATGATGTCTGATGATGATATAAATAATTTAAAGGCCGAGCTTCGTGCTTACGAAGAAAGGTGGGTAACAACTTTCAATAGATTAGATGATATAGACAGAAAATTAGATGCAATGGAGTCTAGACAACTCACAATGGGAGGAGCAATTATCTGCTTTTTAGCAGGGCTGGTAGTTACTCTTGTAATGGCAATGTAACCAATTTAGGTAAAATAATGAAAAGACTATTAATATTGCTGCTATGCTCGTCGGCAGCATTAGCTGAAGAGGATGTAATAGTAACAGACTCAACAACAACGAGTGACATTAACAGTACAACTACTACAACGTTAAAGTCTCCGCCTCCTTCAGCAATTACTCCAACAATGAATATTTCTAACTCGGATCTCTGTACAGTAGGAGTAGCCGGAGCGGTACAAACACAAATACTTGGTATCTCAATGGGTACTACTATGAGAGACATGAACTGTGAGAAGCTGAAGAATGCTAAAACTCTTTATGATATGGGAATGAAGGTAGCAGCAGTTTCAGTAATGTGTCAAGACAAGCGTGTATTTGATGCCATGATGATGGCAGGTACACCATGCCCCTACGATGGATTAATAGGGCCCGCTGCAAAAGCAGGCTGGGAAACCCATACAGAGGTTCAACCCATAGATGATAAAGACAAAGGAAAAATGAATGAGACTACGAAAAAAACAGGCTGGGCTCTTGGCGGTATTGCTAGTCTTTTACTCATCCTACTCTTGCTCTGAAATTATTTACGGACAAGGTAGAACGGAGGCCTATAATTGGGTGATGCAAAATATTCTCCCACAACAGGCGGGTCTCACCGTGGGGAATGTTATATACCGCTACGAAGCAGTAAAAGTCTTAGAAGACGATATGATTGTACATGTGCAAAATAAAAACCCTCTAGGTTCTGGTTACACTTTTAGAGAGACTGACGATTGGTCAGGTCTAAAAGGAAACAAAATATATAAAATTATACCTGTAGGAGAGATCCCGCTAGAACTTTGGGGAGATGGCTCTATAGAGGTAGAAGGTACAGGAAGTGTCATTAATCCTTCTGTAGTATACACTTATAAGTACGATCCCTGTTTTGACCCTCAAGCTGATCCGAGCTGCCCCAATTACGTAATGCCTTTTGACCCCAATATGCTTCCACAGGTAGAATTCAACGACCCTTTGCAGGATGAACTCATTCTAGCAGAAATGGAGAAGAAAGCAAAGCTAGAAGAGGAAGAAGAATACGAGCGCAAGATGCGCATTAAAAAAGCAACAATAAATTTAGAAAAAATGCTGGGAGGAGTTAATGCCTCTGCAATGGATACTCAAGCTGCGGCACAAGAAGCAGCATTGTTTGCTATGAACTATATACCTTCGTCCTATACCAACTCCTTAAACGGGGGTACGTATCGGGATGTGCCTATGCTACTAGATACCTTTTTGCCTAAAAATATAAAAAGTAAAAGACTTGAGTTCGCCCAACAACAAAAACATGAAGACATGATAAATACTCAATACGATAGATAGCTATCAAGAAGTGCTCTTTTGCACTAGGAACCTAGTTTTATGAAAAAACTCTTATTTTTAATCCCTGCAGTTGCCTGTGCAAACACCGCAGTAGCAAACATACCCATTAACGGAGTTGTAGAATCTAAGTGTGTAATTATTACAGACACTGACGGAGTCTACGGAAACCCTACAGCTGATAAGCTAAGTACTACCGCATCAGATGGTGGCGTTGTTCCAATCATTCGTTATGATATTATTACTGCGGACGCTTATAAAGCCGTAGTAACTACTCCAAATAGTTTTTCCTCTTCACCGTCTTTAGATGATGTAGTCGAATGGACTAGCTCTACTAGTGTCGGAGATCAATCGGATGCAAACATGTCAGCATTTGAAACAAATAAAGTAGTGTATAATAATGGACACACTACAGAATTCGATCTAACTATTGCAGGAACTGTATGGTTTGATGTGTCCTCTGTGGCAGAATACGGATATGGAAAAGCATTTCCTGCAGGTGACTACACTGCTTTAATTACTGCAGAGTGTATTGCCCAATAATGAAAAAGCTGTTTTTGTTTTGTTTTTTAATGGTTAGTGTTCAAGTAAGTGCTCACCAATTTACTCCAACTTATCCACAGTTATCTCTGTCCCATATAGAAGGAGTTTATAAAACAGAAATGGTACTTTTTAATAATAGAAACGATATCGAATACTACGGGTTAGATGTGTTTGATAAAAACTGGAACCCAGTACGTTTTGCTAGTGAAAATAAAGTAGTTCCCCTAAGCTACCAAGAAAGAAAATACGTGAATATTTATATAAGAGAAATGGATGTAAGCTCAGCTCTGTATATTTGTTCTAAATCCAAGATACTAAAAAACGTAAAGGATCCGTCTATAGTAGCTTCCAGAATATGTTCAAAACTAAAGTGAGGCTTAGTGAAGGTTTTTATACTTATAATATTGCTGTTTGTAAGTTTTTGGGTGCAAGGAGATTCAAGTTCTCTTAACTTGAATCTACCTAGCTCTCCTCAAACTTATGCATCTGATCGAATACGTTCAGGTACTTTAGATTGTCAAAATGCAATAGGGTCTTCCACAAACGTGGAAGTAGGTGTAGTAGGCTTTATTGATAACGGATATGATAGCCCTTATGTTGTTGAAAATAAAGCTAATCCGATAAGAAGTAATGATATAGGAGTTTATGCTCGTATTAATATACCTATAGGAGCCCCTCAAGAAAGAATTAATTGTAATACACTCTATCAACTAGAACTAGAAAAGAAAAGGATGGAGGTAACTAAATTAAAAGAGGAAATTGCAAACTTAAAAAATCTGCAATTTACTGATTCAAAGGACGAATAATGGCAGAGTTTGAGATCGCAGGTATGACCTTTAAAGGCGGCAAAGCAGCCGTAGTGTTTACCGCGCTTTCTACTCTTGGTGGCGCATCATGGGCAGCTTTCGAATTCTATAAAGACTATACAGATATGAGAGAAGTAGTACAAAACATAGATGTAGACGCTATTGCAGCACGAAACGATGTAATGGAAACAAAACTAGATGAAGCTATTGAATATACTCGAGATATCAAATCAGGACTACGTGATGATATACTTCGTATCGAAAAACAAGCGGACAGAGCCGAAGATAAAGTACGAGCGTCTGAGGAAAAAGTAAGAGGGATGATAGATAGCGCAAGCGAACGCTTCGAAAATAAGAGAGATGCACTTAGTTCCGACACTAGCAGAGAGATAAAAGAATTAGAAGAAAGACTTGAGAAAAAGCTGCAAAGAGCCCTAGACAATCCATTGTCAGACTAACCTAACCAAAAAAATTTCTTGACATTTAAAATAATGTTCTTTATAATAAACGTTGAGTTAAAAATATAAATAAAGGGCTTGTAGCCCCTAGAACTTAATTTAAGGAGTTACAATATGTTTCAATCAAAAGGGAATTGGGTAGGATACCTACCAGGAATAGGTAAAAAAGCCTTCGCAACTAAAGAAGAGGCAGAGGCTTACGAAAACGGAACTGAGAAGCTGAATAAGCTCCAAGAAGATAGCAGAGCTAACTGGTATGGAGAAGCGAAGCATGGCGGTGAAGAGGAAGAGAAAGTCGACGAAGAAGCCAGTTCCGACGAATAAAAAACTTTATGCAAAAGTAAAAGCTCAAGCAAAGCGGAAGTTTGCAGTATATCCTTCAGCTTATGCAAATGGATGGCTTGTAAAAACTTACAAAGCCAAGGGCGGTAAATACCGCATGGGGAGCAAGTAATGCCAGCAGGAAAAGGTACCTACGGAAAGAAAAGAGGGCGTCCAGCCAAGAAACGTAAAAACGGAAAAAAGAAAAAGAAGTGACCGTCTAAACGTTAGTCCGGGAGACTAAAATGGCAAAACCGAAAGGAGGACTTACTAAGTGGTTTAAAGAAAAATGGGTAGATATCTCTCGTCCTAAGAAAGGAGGTGGTTACGCCAAGTGCGGGAGAAAGAAAGCAAAGAAAGGCAAATACCCCAAATGTGTTCCAAAAGCAAAAGCAGCTCGTATGACTGCAGCTCAGAAAAAGTCTGCAATAAGTAGAAAAAGAAAAGCCGGCAATCCCGGTGGCAAACCTACTATGGTTAAGACCTTCGTAAAGAAAAAACGTAAGGCTAGAATGAGGCGATAAACTATGGCAGTAAAACGCAAAGCAAAGAAAAAAGATTCAAGACTGAAGAGGGCAGGCGTTGCGGGGTTTAATAAACCAAAGCGTACTCCTGGTCATGCAAAGAAGTCACACATCGTAGTAGCTAAGGTTGGCAGTAAGATAAAGACAATTCGTTTCGGCCAGCAGGGAGCTAAAACGGCAGGGAAGCCGAAGGCTGGAGAGTCTACAGCAATGCGAAAAAAGAGGGCGTCTTTCAAAGCACGACACGCCAAAAACATCGCTAAAGGAAAAATGAGTGCCGCATACTGGGCGGACAAAGTGAAGTGGTAATCCGATGATTGCCGAAGTCGCAACAGTAATATCCGTAATTAAAGGATTAAATGATGCAATTTCAACTATAAAAGAGTCAAAGAGTCACGCAACTGATTTAGCAACTCTTATGGGACGATATGCTACAGCTAATGAGGCCGTACAGGATGTCGAAAGTAAGTATGTAGGTCGTCTCTCTGTTAAAGACAGTATGCAGATACAGCTTGCAAAGCGACAGCTATCAATGTTTAATCAGCAGTTAAAAGACTCAATGATGATGCAAGGGTTGACCAAAGACTATAATGAAATTATGGCCCGTGTTGAAGAATCTAGGCTTGAGCATGAAAAACAGCTTAGAATATCTAAGATTCGTAGACGTAAGAACATTGAGTTTGCTAAGCTGCTCGGAGTGGCTTTTACAGCAGCTATTATAGGTTTTGGCTTAATACTAGGCTTACTTATGTTGATTTTTTAATTTCTACTTAGCAGCAGATAAATTGCTACAGGCGAAGGAGGCAAGGTAAAATGGTAGACGAAAAAACAGGGTATCATCCCGCAGATACAAATGGAGACGGAGAAGTATCCGACTCTGAAAAAGAAATGTACTTAGAATTTAAACGTAAAGAATTAGAAGATAAAGACGCTCAACGAGATGCTATTCGTAAGATGGCATGGTTTTCTTTAGTTGGTCTTTTGCTGTACCCTTTTGGTATTTTTCTAACTTCTCTTTTTGGACTAGAATCAGCGGCAAACTTAATTGCAGATATTGCACCTACTTATTTTGCCTCAATAGCAGTATTAGTGTCGGCATTTTTCGCGGCAGACGCAGTAGGAAGTAAAAAGTAAGTTTTGAAAATAATAGGACAAAATTAAAATGGCAGTTGAAATTAGCCGAAAAGATATAATATCAAACTATTTATTTGATTATGTAGCAGAAGAGAGGTATCTAAAATTACAGGTAAATCCTTACATGGAATTACTCGGTATAGAGCCTCTACCTTCTCAAGTAGCCATTTTAAACGCTATCAATAATCCTAAATATCGTTTTGTTTGTGCAGCATTATCCAGACGACAGGGTAAAACGTACATTGCTAATATTATAGGACAGCTAGTATCTTTAGTACCTGGCTCTAACATTCTTATTATGTCTCCGAACTATTCCTTATCTCAAATATCTTTTGATCTGCAGAGGGGTTTAATTAAACACTTTGATCTAGAGGTCACTAAGGATAACGCTAAAGATAAAGTAATAGAACTTTCAAACGGTTCTACTATACGGATGGGTTCCGTTAATCAAGTAGACTCCTGTGTAGGTAGGTCTTACGACTTAATTATTTTTGACGAGGCGGCCCTTGCTGATGGTAAGGACGCATTTAACGTAGCCTTACGCCCCACGTTGGATAAGGAAAATTCTAAGGCAATTTTTATATCTACCCCTCGGGGTCGTAACAACTGGTTTTCAGAGTTTTTTGACAGAGGTTTTTCAGATGATTTTTCCGAATGGATTTCAATTAAAGCAACGTATAAAGACAATCCCAGAATATCTGAACACGATATTATGGAAGCTAGAAAATCTATGTCAGAGGCTGAGTTTAAGCAAGAATATGAAGCAGACTTTAATATATACGAAGGACAAGTTTGGAACTTCGACCACGAGAAGTGCGTCTTTAATGGAGACGGCTTGGAAACTCACAAAATGGATGTTTTTGCTGGGTTGGATGTTGGTTATAGAGATCCTACTGCGTTCTGCGTCGTTGCGTACGATTGGGACGATAAAAAATACTACTTACTAGATGAATATTTAGACGCCGAAAAAACAACAGAATATCACGCCAACGAAATACAAAGATTAGTAAGTAAATGGGATATTGATTATATTTATATTGATTCCGCAGCTCAACAAACTCGATTTGACTTTGCACAAAACTATGACC